CGATGTGGCTTTGCAATGCCCAAATGTATTTCTGAACGGCACTTTGGACAACGAATTGGTCCTTTGTGTGCTTTCATATCCGAGGCGAATGCAGTGTATCCACCAGTCTTAGACTTTCCCCAACCTTCTTCAAAGGTCTGTTCTGTCTGACCAATCATGGACATGTAGTAATCATAATCTTCTTTGAGTGCAGCCATAGCCTTCAGCGCACCTTCACGAGACTTATCCTTGTTAAGGAAGTGGTGAAGATGGCGTCCTGCGTGGCGACCATGCATTTGACCCAAAAGAGTCTTACCAAATTTACGGGCACCATCAGCGTGTTGTTTGATATGTTTCAAGTGCTCATCTGGAGTCATGTCCTCAATTTTCTTTTGAGGATTCATAGGCTTGAAACCCATTGCTTCAGACATAGACTTGAGTTTCTTAGCCTGCTTTGAATCGTTAGTAGCATATTGCATACGATTTTTCATTGTTGTCTTTCCAAGTGGACCAGTGCCTTTGTGAATATCACGGAGACGAGCTGCTCGATTGCGGTTTATAGCATGATGTAAAGAATTTGGAGCACCTTTAGACGAACGCGCTGCATGATACTTTCCAATGGTATCAATTGATCCCTTACCATAAAGTTCATCAATAGAGAGTGGCTGCTTCTTTGACTTCTTCTTCTTGATACCAAGACCAGAAGTAGCAGGCTGTTTCTTAACAGCAGAAATAGCATCTACAGATTCTTCTTTGAGTTTCTTTTTCTTTTTTGTCTTCTTATTTACTTTAATGCCGATACCTTCAGCTGCAGCTTCAGCATATTTGCGGGCTGCGCGACCTACTAACCAAGCTACAACTCCTGCCGCCTTGGCGGCAACACCTTCAGCCTGTAGACCTTTTACTTTGACCGGCATAATCAATTCTGGATTGACTACGACTTCAGGAGTTTTCTTCTTCTTTGGTTTACGCATTATCAATCATTTTCTTTTGATATTCTGCACGCTTGTTGCGAGCGTAGGCAAGATATTCTGCCATATTCTTCCACTTTGGTTGATCTTCATCACCTTTATTTGGATCAGGCATTTTCTTACCAGCAAGAACTTCCATTGCGTCCTTGTAATCAAGAACTGGAGGATCAACTTCTTCCTTGATTGGCTTGACATGATATTTCACGCCATAATACTGCTTTTCACCTTTGGAAAGAATCTTGTTCATTCGACCAGCTTTTTCTTTTGCTTCTTCAGGTGTTGCATGCTTTGAAACTGGCTTATCACCGCCTTGGGAACCAATAGAACCGCCCTTCAAGAATACGCCATGCGCTTCAAGAATACCGCCGATAACTTCTGGTGGAACATTGAAGGCTGTAAGCAATTCTACGAATGCTTCAGTTTGGACAACGAATTCTTCATTTTTGGCATCTTTTGGTCTGGTTTTGCCGTCTGGACCAGGTTTCTGACCTTCCCAACGAGTACCTTTGTCTCGAGCAGCTCTCATTTTGTCTTTTTCAGTCTTTGAAAATGCTTTGGATGACTGTGCTACTGTAGCAGCTTCAACTAGTGATGGAGCTTTTCCAATGATAGGAACTGCATCCACAGGAACTTCATCAAAACCTGGCTCGTACAATTCGCTAGCTGCAGATGCAACCTGTTCTGGAATAGCAATCTGCGGAGCTGTACGCTGCTCTGTACGCATATTACGGATAGTTGATGCAAGTGACGGCGTTGCTTCTGTAGCTGGTGCCTGTCGCGCCATTACTTGGCGAATTGTGTTTTCAAGCGATTTCATCTAATGGCTCCTTTTCTATATTTATGGCATATTTGCGCTTATAAGATGCCCAGCGAGCTGGAGACCATGGTTTCTTCATTGCTTCAGATCTTTTCTTTTTAGTTTCTTCAGATTGAGGAGGCCAAGCTTTAGTTCTTTTTGGCAATTTTTTTCCTAAACGGGCTAAACTCATTTTTTGTTTAGATTCTTCTGTATGTTTACGCCCAACAAAATTACCAACAAGATGATCTAATGAATGTGTTCTATTTTCCCACGACTTCTTCATTTTTTCTTTTGTAGTTTCGGATCGCTTTTTGCCTTTAGTCCAACCTTTTCCGTGGCCAGTCTCAATCATCAAATTAGCCCATTCTGAAGATTCTACAATATTCCAAAGTAAAGAATAATATCTACCCATTTTTTCTAATTCTTGAATACTATCAAATTCTCCTAAAATTTCAGTGTAAACATCTTTACCATGCTCTTTAAGATGTTTCAACCATTCTTGTCCAGAACCAGGATAAGTAAAAGAATCACGTTTAGTTTGGCCAAGATACTTCATTCCTGTCTGTTTGTGAGTTTTTATGTATAGAAAATATTTCATCGATCTGATTCCTTTCAGATCGATTTATTAAGTATGTCCATTCAGTAAACGACAGTCGTTTGTCCTTGAGCATACGCTTTGCCCGCTCAAAGATGTAAGGATCCATCAGAATCATATTTCTCATCTTGATGAAAAGTTGGATAATTTTCTTCCGTTTGAAAGGATCGTTGACAGCTGTTTCAGGATGGAGAACAATATTTCTATTGATCGAAAGGAAATTGATGTCATCCCAACCAAGTCTCATCAGATAGTCTATTTTTTGACCTTGAATTGCTTCCTTTAAACCCTTCGGCGCACCAGAAACCAGGTTCGATTTGACTTTGTTATAGACTTGGTCGTTGGTGTAAATGATATTTCGAAAGATCTTGAACATACGGAGAAGATAGCGCTTAGACTGGTTGTCCCAGCTGATAGATGTAGGATTTTTTAGTACCTTGCGATAGTAACTCAGCAGATTCATCTCACCTAGTCCTAAACGGAGCAAGGTGTCGATATTAGCATCCATGTTTACTACTTGATATGTTGCCATTAATGGCTACCAATTCCTCTTCGAGTATTCTTTGCGAGCAAACTTGTGAAGCTCAGAATGATCCGCAGCTTCTAAAATGAATTGTGAAAACTTAAGCATTAGCCAGACCTCTTCAATTTAGTAGCACCAGAAGCAATTGAAGTTTGGACCTTCTTCATAATCTCGCCTGCTTCTTTCTTGTGAAACATCGGTCCTAAGTGTTTGTGGAATTCTTTGTGGTCGCCTTTGAAGGCAGCTTCACGCATCTTGGTACCAGACATACCATGAGATCTATTTGTGTCTTCTGGATGGTGTACATGAATCTCGTCAAAGTGGTGACCATTCATTTCTTTGATCTTACCAGCTTCAAGAGATTTCTTTAGACCATGTGCCATATCAGCTCGATCATGTCCTACCAAAATATGAAGAACTTTCTTACCGGTTTTTGGTAGATCGTGATAAGCATGACCAATGGTCTCACCGCCAGATTTAACGATGTGGACGTTTGTTTTACCTTTGTGTCCAGCCCACTGACGATTCAGAATCTTCTTACGCTCGTGCGGTTTAAATGCATCAGATTTACCTGAAATTCCCATGTGCTTAGTACCTGGAAGCTTGTGCATTGCACCACCCAAGTCATGAGAGTGTCCCATGTGACTAATTGGTGAAAAACCAACCATAGGAATAACTGTAGTGTGGTGAACCGCAGCGTTGTCTTCACCAAGCTCTTCTGACATAGAATCTTTTACGCCGAGAGTTTTTCTAAGGTGGTTGATTGCTTTGCTGTGGTCCATATTCTTTTTGGTTGTAGCAGATGACTTAAACTTGTCATAGATTTCCTGGTGATGCTGAGAATCAATATGATTCTTAATAAGGTCAGCCACTCCAGTGAAAGAATGAATCTTGCTGTGATCAGCCTTTGCACCGAACAGACCTTTAGATACTTTTTCTGGATCTCTTACACCTGGATCTTTATCATCTGTTCTCGAACGAAGACCATGAGTGATCGAGAACTTATGAGTGTCTCGACCTGCTGCATTGATAAGCATCTTGTGGTGCATACCTTTGATGCCAGCTTTAGTATCTCCCCAGTCAGAAGAGTGGGAGAATTGTTCAGCTTTGGTTGGCTCATTATCTTTATAGTCAGTGTGCTCGAAGTCAATTTGATGGTGTTCACCAGATGGTTCATGCTTCATGACTGCAGACATTTCTGAACCGTGCTTTGCGGTGCCAAGAACAGTGTGATTACCAAACTTCATTCCAGGCTGAAGATGAGCATGAAGTGCAGCAGCATGTTCTTTTGGAATTTGGACGTCAATGTCACCAACAGTCTTTTTATGTTGAGTAAATTCCTTGTCTGGAATAGACTTGTTCATCAAGTGTTTTGTAGAACCTGAATATGCAGAACCTGTCTTAAGTGCTTTTTGACCAGCACCAAAGAGATGTTTTCCAGTTGCTTTATGGAAAGAATCATGAATTGCAGAAAGTGCCGATGAAACATGAGACTGTATAGTAGGACGGTGACCTACGGTAATAGGACCAGCAGATACTTCACCAGTGGATGTCTTTATTTTGACATTACCGCCTTCGTTTATTGTCTTTACAAATCTGGAAAATTTAAGCATTACGACTTCTTCTTGAATTTTTCTTTGTTGGAAGGATCTGCTTTGTATGCGCGGAAGTTATCAGAAGTTACTTTGAATCTTGGAGCAGAGTGTCCAGGTTTTGGATGGACGACCATACCTTCAGTTTCAGATCCCCACTTTGGTGAAACTCCAAGTTTCTTAACATGGGAATCGACATGGTCTGAGACAGCCTTCTTAATGTGGTGAAACTTCTCAAGTTCAGCTGTCTTTGCCGCTTTGTTCGACGGAGTTGTTCTGGAGTTGAGTAGGTCATGGTTGAGTGCATGGAATGCTTTCACGTGCTTAGATACATTGACAGAAACAGGCTTGTGCTTGATCTTGTCGTCATCAAAGTTGATATGTTTATCAGAAAGATGCTTCTTGAAATGTTCAATATCATGTCCCTGGTTCTCTGGAAGCTTCGAGTGAATAATGATCTTGCCAGTGTTACCCATGTGACCAGTGTGATAAGAAGTACCTACAAATCGGACCTCACCATGATGCTCTGATGGTCTAGAAAGTGGACGATGTAAAAGTTCTCCACGGACTTTAGTCTCACCACCAGACTCTGCAGCTCTCTTTTTCAAATGAGCTTGAAGAGGCTTGTTGTTTTGAAGAATCTCATGAGCATGTCCGAAGGCATGAGCAGCAGTCAAATCAAGAGATTTACCGGTTTCCTTCGATCGTCGTGTAGCACGCTCGACATAATCATGCTTTGAACGCATCCGTTCGTCACCAGAACCGGATGACTGGGTATAGAAACCATGATGATCGTGACCGAAGACATGAGTCGATCCATCAGTCTTTTCAGTTGCACCATGAATATGGACGTGATGGTCCGCAGTCAGTGCATGAAACTGATGATGGTCCATAGTTGTAATGTGAGGCAGTCCTTGGCGGATAGATGCCTCGTTAAGGAATTCTGAGAATTTTTTCATATACTATTTATCCTTATAGGAAGCAATCCAGCTTCAGATCTCTTTTGTTAACGACTACCGTACCTCCGGAAACAGGTGCAAGGTTATATGGTGATTTTTGGGAAATAGAGAATTGCATCTCAAAGGTAAACTGGTAAGAACCGCCACCCTTGTACTGAACTCTAGCTCTGTAAATTGCTTTTGCAGCTGTTCCGAATCGTGGAACTGGAGTATCAGAATCAGAGAGCTTTAAAGGATCAGAACTTCCGAAAAGATAAAGACCGTGAGTTCCGACATTGACATAGTAAGTCTTCTTGTGGAGATAGTATTTTTCAATATTAGATGCTGGAATTTCAGCCTTGATATCTCGATACTTCTTCAGATCCTTTTCATATGCCTTCTTTTTGTCGACAGCGGCTGAACCATAAAGAGGAGTGTAGCGAGCGGGCATACCTGACCACTCTTTGTTGATTCTGTCGATTGCGCCATATTTGGTTGCAAGATCTACTAGAAATCGCTTTTCAACGTCATCCTTTGAGATATCATTAAAACCCCACTTCTTCTTTACTGCATCGTACTTGAGAACAAGTGATCCTGCAGATGCTGCAGTGATCTTCAATTCGCAGCCTACAGCTGCTCGTTCTGGTTGACTAGGTTTCTTAATCATCAAGTCAGGTTGATCTGAACCTGAACCGGCTGGAACAAAGTTCTTGGGAACAATCCCAAGCGGCTTTAACACCTTTGCAGCGTTCAATTCGTATTCAAAACCTTGATGTGCAGCCATAGCCAATTCCTAATGAAAAACCCTAGGTATTTATACACCTAGGGTTTAACACATCTGGGAGACTAGTTCAATGATTAGTTTACGGGCTTTAATTTACGGGCTTTGGCTGGCTTGACTGAAGTTGCGCCTTCGTCAAGAACCTGAGGTTCTTCTTTTACAGCCTTCTTTTCAACAAGAGCTTTGGTATCCTTTAGATTCATGGACTTTCCGCGATTGTTAATTGCGTATACCAATTCGGAGAAAGACATAGAAGGCTTTGGCTGTTTCATGGATAGTTTCCTGTTAGAATGCTGAATATTTATCAACTGAAGTCTTTGAAAGCCGATTTATTGAATTTCGGCCTCTTCTTACCCTCGTCTTCGATACGTTCTCCTGTTCTGGAGTTATCAAATGGCGAGGAATCGTCGTCATCCTGGATGATGTCATCCTGAGCTGACTGATCGACATTGTAGAGGCGCATATGACTTCTATCAACACCGACAACGAATCTCTTGTGAAAAGCAGGATCGCCATATCTGTTCTTAGTAGTTTGTTTGAACAGAATTTGACCGAGTTTTTCCATATCTTCTGACTGTAACATGACCAACATAAAGTCAGCAGTCATTGGCAAACCGAAAGAGTCTGAGGTATGTTCAATACCTGCATCTGAGTCAGAGTAACCAGTTCGGTTCAACTGAGTAGCAGAAACAATTGGAACAGCAAACTCAACTGCGAGTCCTCTAATTTCTTCAGCAACCGATTTGACATAGTTATAAGAGTTGACCCCCGAGAACTTCAAACGAGCAGACATACAAAGATTGAGATAGTCGATGTAGATAATATCAGGAACAAAGTTGTTCTTGAGTTTCAGTTCATTTAACAGATGGCGAAAGTGTCCAACACCAGCGCAAGTTGTTGGATATTCCTTGATGATAAGACGACCGGTAATCTTTTCCTTGACTCGTGCAACCTTTGCAAGGAAGTTCTCTTTCGGAAGAAGAGATAGATCGCCGATCTTGATATCAAGAAGATTGGCATCGATACGCTCGGCGACCTTTTCTTCCGACATTTCCATGGAGATGTACAGAACATTCTTGCCATCAAGCAAGTTCGCTGCCGACATATGACACATGGCCAAAGATTTACCAACACCGGTACCGGCTGCCAAGATATTCAACGTCTTGGGTTCAATACCACCGTTGGTAATAATATTGAGCAGCTCAATATCAAACTTGATCTTGAGTGCTTTAGTGTGATAGCGGTCATAACGCATTGCTGCATCAAGTGACCAATCATGTCCTACAGAAGAATCGAAAGATACAGCAAGCGCTGCCTGAAAGAGCTCAGGAATGGCGCCTTTCGACAGACCCTTTGCATCTTTCTTTTCTTCAGTAATAGAAATTGCAGATAACAGCGCATTGTAGAGAGCTTGATCTTGACAGAACTCTTCAGTCTGGTCGATCAGCCATTCTTCATTTTCATTAGATTCTGTTGCATTGATTTCCTCAATGAGCAACTTCGTATCTTCAGCATCTCGTTGGTTAAGACCTTTGACTTTTTCAAGTTCAACCAACAATGCAGAGATAGACGGATTCTCATTATAATCAAGAATGTACTTGTCAATAATCTCAAATACAATCCGATGTGGTTTGTTCGCAAAGTACTCCGGCTTTAAGAACGGAATAACTTTGCGAATATAACCATCGGATTTAACGAGATTTGTTAGTACGAGATCTGTTAATTCCAAGCTCTTTTACCTCTTCTTTTGCTAATTTTAGTTCAAACTCTTCGTTTAGCTTTTCCTTAGCGTTAAAAGCTACTACGTCTGTGAAGGGCATAGATTTCTTGCCCTTCATATCTGGTACCTGGTTGAAGTGGATAGACTTCATTCAGCCTCCGCTAGTTCCTCTTCTGGTCCTTCGATATCATCGTCACCAACGATTTCACCCATTCCGTATTTGAACTCCTTGTTGGCAGCCAATTCAAGCTGTGCAAGCAAATCAGGAGTCCAGTACTTTTCAGGATTTTTGTTGATAGCTTTCTCGAATGCTTTTGTCCCATCTGGGAACTCAAATCGAGTTGATACCTTTTTGATTATACCATATTTTTCAGCCAAAGGCAATAGGCCAAAGTACTTATCAAGACCATTCTTGTAGGTCAACAGCACGTCAACCATCTGATTTTCCTTGGACAGCCGAGACTTATAGGTCTTGACGTGGATGATATTACCAATAACGTCCTTACCATCCTTTTCTTTGCGCTTTGACAAGTATAAAATAGTGTCACCGGCATACTTCACGCCACCACCACCAGACATTTCCTGAGTCGGATACATTGTTCCGATACCAAGATAGGTGTGGTTAGTGACGATAAGCGGAATACCAGCCTTTGCAAGCTTAAGACGAATCGTCCGCATAGTACCACGAATGATCTGCTGACGAGTCATATCACGAGTGTCTTTACCTTCAGTGGAGTCAGCCATTTCTTTTGAAGTGGACAGAGCACCAAGAGAGTCAAGACACATAAGCAGCTTTGGACGATCCTTCTTGGAGTGATCGTTATACTTGGCAATAGTGTCAAGCGCCATTGTACGGAACTGCTGAATAGTTTCAGGTTCACCAACCACAACTCGTTCGGGATCAATGCCACGATCGCGCATCATGGATGCAGTGATTGCAGCTTCAGTGTCGTAGATGAATACGACACCGTCCGAATAAAGATCTTGGAAGTGCTTTACAATTCCAAGCATGAAGTAAGTTTTACCGACTGCAGACTCACCAGCAAGCACAAGTGCTTTGTTGTCAGCCATACCGCCGAGAAGAGAACCAGAGATAAGAGCATTGAAGATCAGCGAGCCACAGTCGATAAATCCTGAAAACTCTGCAGAGGATGCTTCATCAGCAACCACTGAGATCATATCATTACCCATGGCCTTGACCATGTCGCGTAGAAAGTTTGTAGGTTTTTTAGACATCATTTTTCCTTTG